AAGTGTCTAATGTGCTTGTGAATGGAGCACCTATCAACGTCAAGGGCGATGGTCCACATGTTGGACATGGCATAGGCATACATGCGGCACCGACGAGCACTGTGGACAGTTCAAGCACTGTTAAAGCAGGAGGCAAGTTTGTGATTAGAGAAGGTGACAATGCTAACTGCGGACACCCACATGTGGCCGGATCCGGAGATACAAACGCAGGATAATATGGCAAAGGTAAAATTAACAAAAACAACGACTAGAGATAGACTAGCAACGACACGAAACATCAAAAGTTATGTCGGATTCAGCACTGTGAACAGGGATTTCGACTCCAACACACTGTATGATTATGAACTTGCTAGAACAGACTTACTCAACGCATTTTACATCAAAAAAGGTGAGAAACTAGAATTACCTGATTATGGTACCATCGTGTGGGATTTGTTGTTTGAGCCTTTAACATCTGACCTTAGCAAAGCAGTAGAAGAAGATGTGATCGAAATAGTTGGCAGAGATCCTAGATGGCGTCTAGATACATTACAAATACAAGCACAAGAATATGGATTGAACATTGCGTTAGAGATCACATATATTCCATACAACATAGGAGAATCGCTGTCTCTCGCGTTTAATCAGGAACAAGGACTGGATGTGACGTCAAATCCTATTCAAGCAGGCGCCAATAGCAGTGTGCCTTCCGCATACTAATAAGTACGCACATTATTCCTAAAATAAATACACACATAACATGGCCACAACAGATAGACAGAACAGTTTACTAATATCACAAGACTGGCAAAAGATCTATAGATCTTTCCAGCAGAGTGATTTTGCATCATACGATTTTGACACACTACGCAGGACTATGATACAGTACTTGCAAAACAATTACCCGGAAGATTTCAATGATTACATTGAATCATCGGAGTACATTGCACTCATAGATTTGATTGCATACTTGGGACAGAATTTGTCATTCAGAACAGATCTGAATGCGAGAGAAAACTTCATCGACACAGCACAAAGGCGTGACAGCATTTTACGTCTTGCTAGACTGTTAAGTTATGTGCCTAAAAGAAATCAAGCAGGCAGTGGACTTATTAAAGTCACAAGTGTGAGCACCACAGAATCTGTGACAGATTCATCCGGAGCAGACTTATCCAATTCTGTGATAAGTTGGAGCGATCCGACCAATTCAAATTGGTTAGAACAGTTCGTGGCAGTGGTGAACGCATCATTGAGTGGCACGCAAAAATTTGGGTCACCTGCGATACAAGACAACATAGGTGGCATCATAACACATCAATACAAATTTGCAACCACTAATGTGGATGTGCCTGTGTTAAAGTTCACAAGAAATATCAATTCACAACCAATGCCATTTGAAATTGTGAGTGCGACATTTAGAAATCAAGATTACATTTACGAAGAATCACCCATACCAGGGAACAGACTAGGCATGTTGTATAGAGCAGATGGCAAAGGCAACTCGTCTGAGAACACAGGATTCTTCATGTTGTTCAAACAAGGCGATTTAGGATTTTCAGAATTCACAGTAAGCAATCCATCACCAAACACCACAGTGTCGATCGATAAAAACAACATCAACAATTCAGACGTATGGTTGTACGACCTTACACAAAACGGCACCATAGACAATGCATGGACAAAGATTCCTGCAATCACGGGCAACAATGCAATTTATAATTCGCTGTCAGAATCTGTGAGAAAAATATTCAGCGTTAACACCAGAGCCAACGACGCAGTTGATTTGGTGTTCGCAGATGGAGTGTTTGGAGAGAATCCAAACGGATTGTTCCGTGCTTACTACAGAAGTTCTATCAATGCAACTTACACAATCAGACCAAGAGACATGCGTGGTGTTACGGCATCGGTTAATTACATCAACGCAAAAGGACAACAGAACACATTGACAATCACAATGGATCTGCAGACCACAGTAGACAATGCAGTGGCGACAGAATCAAACCTAGACATCAAAACCAAAGCGCCTCAGGCTTATTATTCCAGCAACAGGATGACAACTGCTGAAGATTACCAGATTGTCCCTTTGACACAGTTCCAAGGCATTGCGAAAACAAAAGCAGTAAACAGAACTGCATCTGGTATTTCGAGATACTATGATTTGATCGACCCAACAGGTGCGTATTCGTCGACAAATATTTTTGCAGATGAAGGGTTAGTTTACAGAGAATTTAATGAACCAACTACAAATTTCGCATACCAGTCAAACAGTGAAATACAAAGCGTCATTGCCAACACGATCAATCCTTTGCTGAAGTCAGTCGGTGTGAGAGATTATTATTATGACAAATACACAAGACAGTCGACAGGCACAAATTATACTTGGACACTCAGCACAGAAGCAACCAACACATACACTGGGTACTTCAAAGAATCAGGTCCATTGGCAGTGGGTGATTACACCACAAACAATTTAAAATATGTAAAACCGGGTGCATTGATAAAGTTTGAAGCACCAACTGGTTTCCATTTCATGGCAAACGGCACACTGATGGCGGGTGCTGTAGGACACTCAGGATCACAATCAGTGATATGGACAAAGGTTGTCAGCGTCAAACAAGACGGATCCAACTATGGTCAAGGCAATTTCACAGACGGCACAGGGCCAATCACATTGTCCGACAAAGTGCCTAGCACAGCAATAATCACTGAAGTGATTCCTGCTTTCGCAACAAACACAATACCTGCTGTAGAAACTTTGATGATCGATGCTATTAAGAATTATCAAAACTTCGGACTAACCTTCGACATAGACACAACCCAATGGCAATTCATAAAAGAAACAAATCTCAACCAAGATGCCACTTTTGATTTAGGATTCCAAGGCAACACGTCAGAAACAAACAGAGATGGCAGTTGGTTGTTACAATTCACAGCGACCAACCAAGTTTATTCTATCAAGACAAGGACATTAAACTATGTGTTTAGATCTGCGTCCAAAAATAGATTCTTCTATGACGAGGATCAGAAGATATTCAATGCAACCACAGGCAAGGTTGTGAGAGACCAGATCAAAATTTTGAAGTTCAACACCATGCCGGATAGCACAGTGCAACTGTCGGAAGACTATTCCTTTGCTATAGTCGGCAACAGAGTTTTATCGACTGGGTTTAACGACACCAGAGAAGTTGCTGTTTCTTTCAATGATTCAGACGATGACGGTGTTGTTGACAATCCGGATCTATTTGCGAATGTGGTCAATCCAACCAAGAATGAGTCAGCGAAGTATGTTTACTTCAAACGTGATACAAGCAAAGCATCTGATTACTTTGATGTTGTGCCTAGCACAAATTTTGTGTTGTCATCTGGGGGCAGTGGAGTTGATTTAACACAATATTCCAACGGACAACTATTCCATTTCTTCAACGCAGGCACAATACAGCAATATGATTCATCCAAAGGTGCGTTGGTAGATGTGTCAGATGATTACAAAGCAGACATAGGCAGAGACAGTTTGAATTACAATTACCAACATGCGGCAAGATACGATAGACGTATTGATCCATCTGTCAGTAACTTGATAGATTTACATATTTTAACAACTGCATACGACACAGAATTTAGGCAATGGATATACAACGGACAGATTGGTGCATCACCGTCAGCACCGACCACAGCGGCACTGAGAACATCATATGATCCAACACTGAGCACATACAAAAACGTATCAGATGAAATCGTCTATAGACCAGTCAAATACAAACTACTGTTCGGTCCTAATGCAGATAACACATTACAAGCAACATTCAAAGTTGTTAAAAATACGGCACTGACAATCACTGACAACGACATAAAAACATCGGTGATCAATGCAATCAACAATTACTTTGCTTTGGAAAATTGGACGTTTGGCGATTCGTTTTTTTACACAGAATTATCAACATATATTCACAACGCACTGGCACCAAAAATAAGTTCGATAGTGATTGTGCCAAACAAGCAAGACACAGCATTTGGATCACTATTCCAAATTG